ATTTGATTCAAAAATCATTTTTGGTAATAATAATAATAATAATAATATATTTTTATATGATTATTAATATATAAAAAACAAATGGATCAACCGAAAGTAGATAATTCACAAATAGAAAAACCGATGTCAGCAGATCCTGCTTCTGCGCCGGCGGCTCCTGCGGCTGCGCCTGCTTCTGCTGCTCCTGCGGCTGCGCCGGCTTCTGCTGCTCCTGCTGCTACTGAGCCGGCTCCTGCTGAGGAAACAAAACGTCCATATACAAATATACCTGAACCGGCGGAAACTCCGGTGGATTCACAAAAAGATAAACCAATCGAAGCTCCTCAAGATAAAAAAGATGAACCTGTGGAACCTGTGGAACCTGTGGAACCTGTGAAACCTGTGAAACCTGTGGAATCTACGATTGAAAAACCATCAGAGAAAATTGTTTCCAAACCAGAAACAAAAGATACGAAAATACCTCTACCATTTGTTTTAAAAGGTACAAAAGAAGATTTAGGGAAGAATCCTGTTATTGATGAAGTAATATCAGACTTTCAACAGTATAATATAGAAAGCGAATCATTCCAAGATGTAAATGATGAAATAAAGAAATATATTTATGGTGAAAATTACGAGACTGAAATTTCTAATCTTTCTCAAGATGAAGAAAATAAATATAAAACAGATAAATGGGTTGATTTTCAAAACAATAAATTGGTTCCTGCTATAAACAAAATATTGAGTAAGATACCAAGATCAACTGGTTCTACTGGACCGCTTCTTTCTAGCATGCCTCCGCCTACTAAAACATTTACTCACGTACACCCCGGATCAAAGGTTTCTCATCTTGAATTTTTTGCAACAAATTTATACACGAAAGATGTACGCGGTGCAGATTTACAATTTTATAGTGCGATTAACCGACATATATTACAATTAAATGTTACAAAAAGCAATATTAATATAAATAGCGTAAGTTATGATAACTCTAAGAAAATATTTAATGTATGGTTATTTTTATTTTTAAAGGGTCTGAATGGATTAATTGAACCTGTTGAAAAACTATACAAAAATTATGAAGGGTCTAAACCGACAGTTCGTTTGTATAGAGGTATCGATGTATCTATTGACAAAAGTGACGAATTTTGGAAACAACCAAAAGTTAGATCCAGGTCCCGGTCATCTTCCCGGTCGGCGTCTCGTTCATCTTCTCGGTCATCTTCTAGGTCGGCGTCTCGGTCTTCCTCGAGATCGGCATCTCGGTCCAGGCCGAAAGTAAATATATATTCTACATTAGGATTTTCTAGTTTTTCATTAAAGCTAGACCAAGTTTGCAGTTTTTTCAGTAGAGGAACTCCCAACTTTTTAATATATGAACCCGTTTCTCGCCCGAATAAAGAACTGTTTTTACCATCATTAAAATCTGTTTCGGATACGCCATCAGAAGATGAATACATTACATTTCCAGGAATGACATTTTTAGTTTACTCGAAAGAACCATCTAGTAAAAAGGGAGAGTTGTTATACGAATCAAAAGTGTTAAAGGAAAAATGTACACCCGAAGTAAAAGCAATATGGATCGGTTTAACAGATGTTACTGGTGCTACTTCAACAAATAGAACACTAAAATTCACCAGTACTAAAAGTGGCGGAAAGGGAAGAAACAAGATAACCAGAAAATATAAGAAATAATATTTTAATCGTCATTATTTTTATTCATCGTTAAAAATAATGAAAAATAAACTAACAATCGCGGTTTTATGCGAATAATCCATTAATGAAATTTGTAATATTACTAATGCGATCATTTAACAATTCAGGCGTTCCGATCACGTCATCATTCGCAGGAAGTGTGAGAATCGGGCTAGAATGCTGGTTTATCCATTTGTCATGATACTCGTGACAACGTTGAATATAATCAGCATGAATCGTTTCGCCTGGACGCGCCCTTTGCTTAATCCTTTCAATACAAACATGAGGAGACGCATCTACATATATGATACCAGACAATTGAACATCGCTAAGAAATTCATCAAACCAAAGTGTATAAATTGAAAACTCGTCTTCTGCAATATCCCCTACATCATAAAGCATCTTTGCAAAGACATTACGGTCAGTTTCAACACTCCGTTCGGTTATAATAAGACGGATATTAGGATTCTTGATCGCAGTTCGCAGCAAAGATAACCTCGAAATATAAGCCATCATTTGAAACTTAAACGCATTTGCACGAATATCCTTGTATAAATTTGTTAAAATATCAACACCGTCCTTGTCGCATATTTTCGACCAAAGATGTACAGGCTCATCTAAAAAACAGATTTCATCAATCGACGAAATTGAAGGGAATATTGGATTACTCGTACTCGATGTATTATAACAGTCCCTTACATACTGTTCGTATTTCTCACCGGTTGAAGATTTCCCCGAACCAATATTTCCATCAACACTTACAATAACTGGTCCATTACGCGGTTTAATACAAGTACTCATAATCCAGTAATAATTATAGAATTATAATACAGTTAATAGATGAGTATGTTTAATTCAATTTTAAAACCCCTAAATCGTAAAACACTAAATCTTCTATGAATAATTGTAATACTATAAATCTCTAAAATTGAATTAAAAATAATACGATATATATCATTTAACATCAGGATACCGGTATCTTATACATTTATTGTTATCATAATTAGAAATGAGTCAACCAACGACGACATCTCAGACAATTTCTCAAGTTGTTGCAAAAGAATCGCAACTTCTTCAAACAAAACTTACAGGTGACGAATGGAACGGAGTTGAGATAATGGAACCGGAAAATGAAATGAGAATTTTGAATTTAATCATAAAAGGGTTTCATGATGTGAATTATAAATTTAACACACATCTATCTCTTGCATCGCGATTAAAGGTTACGCCAACTCCCGAGATGGTTGATCATTTGTATAACGAATATTTTAAAAAACGAGTCGAAAAACTAATATCTGAAAACCCGAGCTTTACATTTGCTCCTCTTCCAAAATCTAAAAAACAAATGAAAAAGGTTGATTTGATGAGAATTCAAAATATGAATAGTATGTTTGGTAGTGGCGGTCTAAAAGACGTGAGTAATAATCCAATAACGGCCGCTGGAAATACAAGTGAATCCGGTTCTGGCAACTCGTTAAATACGTTTGATCATTTAATTCTAGAAACGTTGGAACAACTTATTGTGGCAAAAAATGCGAATGCTGCATCAAACGAATGGTTGAAGCATTATTATACTCTAACGTTGATGCTCCAAAAATCTGTAAATGATGTCAATACGTACATCGTCGAATTTTCAAATTATATACTGGAACATTATCAGTCTCTTGTGAATATACCTGCATTCATACGAAATTCATATAAGTTCATAGAGCAAAATGAAAATGTATTTAAATATGCGGATTATCAACTATACGAACATCAAAAGGAGCTATTCACGGTAACAAAACGTGATAATGCAAAGCTTGTTCTCTATATTGCACCTACTGGAACCGGAAAAACATTATCACCGATTGGACTGTCGGAGCGATACAAGGTTATTTTCGTGTGCGCGGCACGACATGTTGGCCTTGCACTCGCAAAGGCAGCTATTTCTGTAAAAAAACGCATCGCCTTTGCTTTTGGCTGTAGTAATATAGACGACATTCGTTTGCATTATTTTGCAGCAAAAGAGGCGATTCGAGATAAAAGAAGCGGTCGAATCCGAAAAGTCGATAATAGTATTGGTGACAACGTTGAAATGATGATCTGCGACATTCGGTCATACTTACTGGCCATGCGATATATGATGGCATTTCACCCGACTGACAAATTGCTTATGTACTGGGACGAGCCGACGATATCTCTTGATTATCTGGATCATTCGCTACACCCAATTATTCATCGGAATTGGGCCGAAAATCAAATCCCGAATGTAGTTCTTTCATCTGCTACACTTCCTCGTGAAGACGAGATGATAAATGTTATTCAGGATTTTAAGGTAAAATTCCAGAATGCAGATGAACCACCCGGAATATATAGTATCGTAAGTCATGATTTTAAGAAATCAATTCCAATAATAAATCAGGCGGGATTTGTCGAGCTTCCACATTATATGTTTGGCGAAGATTACTCGAATGTTATTATGTGTGTTGAACACTGTAAAACATACAAGACACTCATGAGATATTTCGATTTGCGTGAAATTTTACGGTTTATCGGTCTTGTAACAAAGAAAATCAAAAAGGACGACAGCGAAAGCGACAGCGAAAGCGAAAGTGACGACGATGACGACGACGAGAATGAGGAGGGTAACAATACTGGAAGCAAAGCAGTTGTCGTGGACGAAGATCCAGATACTGATGATAATCGTGGTTTGGTTATCACATCTGAACGTTATCTACCAGAAAACATGTTCGGTTCAATCTCTGACATTACGATGAGTAGCATTAAAGAGTATTACTTATTACTTCTTGAGAATATCCGCCCTAAATATTGGAAATTAATTTATGAAACCCTTATCGGAGTTAGAAAACCGATATATTCATCAGTAATTAATCTGTCAACAAGTGACGCTCACACCTTAACTGACGGGCCTACAATTTATCTTACCGAGAATGTAGATAAAGTAGCAGCGTATATGTTGCAGATTGCGAAAATACCCACTATCGTCATGGAAGATATCATGTCTACAATTGATTTCAATTCGGCTGTTCTAGAAGAGATCGAAAAATTGGAAAAAACAATCAAAGATTTGGAGGGTGAAAGCAAGGATTCTTCTGGAGCTGCTGGTTCTGATGATAAAAAAACTCGCAAATTCACATCAGATACTCGCGTTAATCCGGAAACAGAGCGAATGTATATTAAAATTGAAGAACTGAGAAAATCTGTCAAATATACCGCACTAAATGATCTCTTTGTACCCAATAGACTCGAACATTTGAAACGATGGACCCCCAAGACCGCAATATCAAACGAATTTACATCGTTTGTGGAAGATGAATTCGTCGAACAAATCATGTTATTGAATGTAGAAACACACTGGAAATTACTATTGTTAATGGGTATTGGTGCGATCACCAACAATACCAATCAGAAATATACCGACATCATGAAAAGCCTCGCGAAACATCAGAAATTGTACTTAATTATTACCGCAACTGACTATATCTATGGTACTAATTATCAGTTCTGTCACGGATATCTAGGAAAAGACCTAGAAACGATGACACAAGAGAAAGCGATTCAATCGATGGGTCGTATTGGACGTGGTGCAATTCAACAGGATTATACAGTTCGTGTGCGACACGATGATATTATTAAGCATATCTTTACTGCGATGAAAAGTGAAGATAAACCAGAAGTATGTGCGATGAATCGCTTGTTTGTGTCAGACAATTAGAGTATGTTTATGATTTGTTATACGACATCACAAGTGGTGATTTCAAATTCTCACTTTTCCACGGGAGTTTGTTGTTTTCTAAACAAGATCGGAGTATCCGATAGATCTTTTATACTTGACCCACGCGGTGAAGGGTGCCTTGGAGATCCGTCCTTTGTTTTTCCTAAACAATATATATCCCGGTCTTTCATTATATCCGCTAACCATTTTGGTTCTTCATGGTTTTTGCCTGGACCTGATGTTCCCCATGCATATATTACAAGGTCACATTTGGACGCCATGTATCGAATTGTTTCTTCATTATCCTTTCGAATGCTATCCGGATATGGTATCGATTTTAGTATTTTGGGATCTGATGAAACGTGAGGATAGCGATTTCCTACATAAAATTTTCCACCATAGTCTTTCCAGTTGTCGATGATGTTTCGAATGTTTCTTATAGTTTTGTCGTCGTCGTTTGTGCCGGTGTATGTCTCTTTCGCCGTAGACGGATTAAGCATTATAAACAATATTTTTTTCTTATTTTCGTTTTTGTCGTAGATCCTCCTCTTAAGCTTGAAACGATATGTTTCTTCTCTTCGTTCCATTTGTGAGACAGCAGTATATTCTTGATTTGTTGTTAGATCAATAGTAAATTATTGTAGTATAACAAATCAAATCAATTTTTTGTCTCAGGTGAAATCGCTTGTTTGTCGCGTATCATTAAAATATTCCCATTATACTATTGTTATTTGCGAGTCTTTCTAGAGTTATGGTTGAAAGGGCTAATTTGCCATTCTCCTACCATATTTGGATCATATCGTCGACTAGTACTTCGCGTGTATATTGAATCGCACATTTTTTTTCGTCTACGCGGGGAGATTGGTGCTGCAGAACAAATAGTATCCGCAGTATTTGGTGATAATAATAATTCAGGACTTTCACTATTATGGCACCGTACATCGCGAAAATCATCACTATCGTGTTTTTTCGGGCTACTACCACTAGAAGAATCACTTTTATGATTACATTTTTTTGCTTCACGTAGATGATCATCACATGATGATTGAGATAATAATTTACTTAGATTAGGGTTTTCCGATATAAGTCGATCGGAAAGACACTTAGCAAGATCTGCGCGTTTCATATGACGTTGTTTGTAATATAATAATACTATACTATAAATATTAACTTCATAATGATGCTAAATAATTAACTATTACCGCCAAATCTGTCACCGGCACCAGCTTGAGCACCATTTCTACATTCTCCATGACATTTCCGATTTCCACAAACGCTTCAATTCTTATTTCTGCGACTCATTATATTATTATTATTATTTATTTGTGTATTATATAATAATTTTATTTAGATAACAAATGTCTTCGATTCGTATTCCTCGCCGTCTGGCGCTCCTCGTAGGTATTAATTATTTAAACACAGTAAATGAGCTTAATGGTTGTTATAATGACGTAGTAAACGTTTCACAATATTTGCGTTCAAGTTTAGGATACTCACAAGAAGCAATAACCATTATTACTGACGGTAATCGCGGATTAAATCTGCCCGCATCGATACACCCTACGCGTCAAAATATACTTGATAATATGTCATTACTAGTAATGAATCTGCTTCCAGGAGATGAGGCAGTATTCCATTTCTCTGGGCATGGAACACTTATTCGCGACACAAACGGCGACGAAGCTAGTGGATTCGACTCATGTTTATGCCCTATTGATTATTCAACCGCAGGTCTTATATCAGATGATGATATTCGTATAAATCTTATTAATAAAATTACCAAGGGCGTAAAATTATACGTTATTCTCGACTGTTGTCACAACGGAACCGGCTGCGATATTCGATACAAATACGAAGATTTCAGCACCCTTATCGCGGTTCGTCCTACTTTACGCTGGAATACTCAACAAAAAGCATTTATTCAATCAAAATATGCAGAATCTAATGGTGACATCTATATGATAAGCGGTTCTCGCGATGAACAAACATCGGCCGATGCATACATTAATAATCAATTTGCCGGCGCACTTACATACGCATTAATGTCAACACTTCGCGCAAATGATATTCGAACATACTCCTGGAGCAGTCTACTCCGCGATCTTCGTCATTTTATGCGCGTAAATAAATACACACAAATCCCTCAACTTATGACCGGGAAATTAATTTCTCCGGGGTTGCCTGTATTTGCTAATGTCAAGACCGCAACAAAACGTGAAGTACCTACTACGTCTTCCGTTTCTGTTGATGTAGTGTCTAGGAGTGTTGATACTACTAATATTTTAAGTACTAATTCGACAACCATGTTTTGTTTTAAACCCAAATCTGGTTTAAAATCTTCAACAGATAGAGGTATACAATTTTTACATTAAATTAAATTTACGATTATTCATGTGAAATCACCGTATTGTAAAAAAATTGAAATGTTTTTATTACAATACATCTAATCCAGCGTTCTCGAACAAAGCAAGAAGATACAATACAAGATGACCGTTAACCCGAATTTGGCTGCGCTTATGCGCGTGATTGAAGACCATCAAGACAAGATGCCCGAAGGTGAGTATCTAGATGCGATGAATGCTTTGGGTGCACTTCATCGTCAAATGCCAGCTCCCCATCAACAAGCACCCCCCCAGCAGATACCGGTTGTTGCCCGTCCTCCTCCCGCCGCCGATGCTGGGTTATTTGCGGCTGGAGTGCCGGAAGTCATGGGTGGCAACATTACAGAAACGCGTGCGTGGGAACGTGTGATAACCGAACACCCCGATCCTTTCCAAAATCGAATTCGTGCAGAAGAATGGATGCTTCTATCTTACGATACCCGGTATCGACTCTTGCGTGAAGCGACGGAGTATTTTGTCAACAAAAAAGAGCCGTTTCACCGCACACCAGAACCGTCGCTCTATCCTTTCATCACACGTCACGCGGTCGGACTTTGGAGCGATGAAGATGGTGGCAACACGAAGTGGGAATGCGTATGCGGCTACCTTGGAAAAGTCAAACACTGGAAGAAACACGAACAAAGCGAACGTCATCAGGCGTGGGCCACTCATCGCATCGTAAGCCGACGCAAAATACAAAAAATGAAGGTCTACATCAACGATGACGAAGCAGGCAACTTTGTTCGCTTCGCAAGTTACGCACCGAACCCAGCTGGACTGTATCCCGGCGGAATTCGATTCTATACCGTTTGGCAGGACAAAAACGAATGGACTCATCCGGATTTGTTTGCAGAGTTTCATCGAAGCCCGATTCCGGTGTTTCACTTGGACGAGTGCGGCAACGTCGGCGAAACCACCACAACGTGGTTCGTTCATCAAAGGAATCTTTGGGCGCGTCAGTATGTTCAGTAAGTAGCATATGTATGTGCGTGTATGTGTGCGTGTATGTGCGTGTATGTGTGCGTGTATGTGCGTGTATGTCTGCGTGTATGTATGTATTTTTTATTATTTTTCATGATGTTGTACTTTGTATCTATTTTCAAATAAAATTGAAATGATTTTCTTTGATATAACAGAATACATCGACCCAGACATGAACAGAAAACAACAAGAACAACAACTTTTCAAAGACACCGCCAACCTGTTGGCGGCTGACAAAATCACACCGGAACAAGCGTGTGCCTTTATTGAGAAACTCCGCGATGTGGGAATAATTGCCGACGATATATTGGACCCTGAACCCGAACAAGAACAGCAAAAAGGCTTCAACGAAATTGCCGGTGTGTTTGCAGATTGGAAAATTACGACGGAAGAAGCATGTGAGGTCTTTGTGGAGTGGATCGATAAGTGGAAGTCGCAGAAATGAAAGAAACTTGAAAAGATATTTTGTTAAAAGTTGTATTATAAGTAAGTAAAATGTATGTGTGTGTGTGTTTCTAACTTTTTTTATAAGATAATTAAAGAAAAATATTAGATTTATTGATTATTACACGCTTATATTTTTGCAACAGTATATTTTTGAATGATTGATCGAATGTCGTCCTGTGTGATATCTTGCCACCTGGTTGATCGGTCAGATTGCGATGACGACGACGGCGCCCGATAACTGCTTTGTGGTTTTTCAGAAATGAAGTGTCGTCGTATCCACAAGTATTTAGCCATCACATAATTTTCGTACTCGGTCTTCGGTTTCTCGTTGTATGGAATCCAATCTGGCCCACCTTCACACAAGTAGAGATCGTTGGTGTATCGACTGTGGTCACCAGACATCATGATCCACAGACGGCTTGTTTTGACTTCTTCATCTTCAAATTCTGCATGTTTCGCTTGAAGAGCTGGCGGAATGGGGTGCTGCCAGTATATTGGCGTAGATAATCCTCCATAATAGAACTGATGGTATGGCGAATTTTCAGCAAAGTTGGCTGAGTCGCGCAGAAAATGTTCACTTTTGCACAACCTTGGCGTGTGTCCAATTTCGCCGCATCGGGCACATTGTTGTTGAAGAAGAAGTGGACACACCACCTTGGCACCAAATTCAGGGCCACTTTTGGTGAAATGTGACTTGAATTCACTTGCCGGCCTGCGTCGATTGTAGCAAAACTTGCAGAATGTCTTTTTTTGTTGCGGCTTTGTTTGTGTTTTGAATGAACGCGTGGTCTCTGCTATTTCTTCTTTCATCATCTGGTCAATTCCTTTTTGTCCACCACACACGCAGCGATTGAAATTTCCGATGCAAACGCATGCATATTTTGGAAGTCTGGAAAAATCGAGTTTCTTGTATTTCGTCTCATCGAGTTCTGGGATTGAGGGAGCTCCTCCTGCTGCTGCTGCTGCTTCTGCTCTATGTGTCATTTTGATGTTCGTTGTTTGTTGTCTGCGGTAACCTGCTAATCTAGTATATGTGAAATAATCATTTCAATTTTTTTTCTAACGAATAACGATACGAATGAATAAAAAAAAGTGTTAGTAACATAAACACATACATAATAGATTTGGTTAATTTTTTTTAGTTTTTGGTGGTTAAGATAGGTTGTGTTGGTTAATGTGAGGTTAATGTGGTTTAGTAGCGGGGTGAGTCTGGGAAGCAGTTTGCACCGCCGAAGTTGTCGCATGCGTCCATGAAATCAAACTCCGCGTCGGTAACGAATGTCGATTCCAAGAACTCTTGGGCGGATTTCACAGGGTCGCAAACAAATGGAGCAGCCGCATCTTCGTCGGCCCATGAGCTGGCATGATTCAACTGTACAGTCCGAACATCGATGATCACCGGGTGGTGTTCTGCGTGTTTTGCGGCAGACAGCGCCGGTGATTCGAGTTCGAGACGAACACGCGGTCCGTGAGGGTGAGCGTACGGTTCGTGAGGTTGAGACGATTTTTTCGTCGCGGCCTGCAACCAAGGCTTTGACTGGCGTTCTTGATTGCGGTAGTATTCGCGGTCTCGTTCATCGATTTCACGCTCACGACGTTCGGTGTCCTCACGAAGAGAGTTGAATGAAACGTCGTTGCGCTGGTAGCGGTCCTCACGACGAGGTTCGTCACGCTGGTAACGGTCGTCACGACGAGGTTCACGCTCGATGTAGCGTTCTTCACGACGAGGTTCCTCGCGCTGGTAACGGTCGTCACGACGAGGCTCACGCTCGATGTAGCGTTCCTCACGACGAGGTTCCTCGCGACGAGCTTTGGATTTCGCGCAGTACGACGAAGTGTGACCAGGAACGCCGCAGATTCGGCAAGCTTGCTTGAGAAGAGTCGGACAAACCACCTTTCCGGCAGGACCGGGTTGGTCCTTGACGAAGTGATCGGTGTAGTCCGGAACTTGGAGACCAGCGTCCCAGCAAACCTTGCAGAATTTTGAATCAGCTGGGCCAATCCAGCCATCGGGAAATCTGCGCTGGCCGACTGGAAGAGAATTTGTACCTGAAATGGGGGCGGGAGCAGCGGCGGCGGGTCTTGAATCTTGGTGGTCGCGGTGAATGAAACGTTGAGCCTGATTGTGTCCGGTTCTGCTGCCGGTATTGGAAGGAGTCATTTGTCTGGAAGTCATTTGTTGTATTCGATGGTAGTCTGAAGCACTATCATTTGCTCTATATAGAAAAAAACATTTCAATTTTTTTTGGATTTCACTATTTTGGACCATATCATGAAAATAGTGAAAATAAATAAAAAGAAATAAAAAACAAAAAATATAATAATTATCGATCTATGCATTTATTATATTTTCTATAATATCCTCGCCTATTTCGCATTTGTGTTGATTATCATCAATTTCATCAAGTAGTTTCAGTAAATCGCCGAACGATGAAACAAAAATAAGACGATCACTCTCTGTTACATCGCTCCGCTTCCCCCTTGGAACTATCGGCGTATCTTCATCATGAAGTAACATATTGGAATGAAAAATTTCTGCAGACATATTTATTATAGTTAAAATACAATACGTTATAGCTATATATTATATAGATATATTTTTATATCTTTTATGCAATAGACATAATATCCATTTCATACTTTTCGATTACCTTTTTCCTAAGTTTTTCTAATTCAACAACTATAAAATTAGTATTATTTATTAACTGCGTTTGCAAGACAAACCGATGACTCATCGACCATCTATAACTGTTCATTCTATCCTTTTTATCAAATGTCATAATACATTTAATACTACTATCCGAAATCTCTCGAACATCACGAATTGAGACATACTTTGGTAGAAGTTTTGTCCAACTTTTTACTTTCTCATTCATGTTAAAATTTATATCTTTTTGATCCGTTAAAATAGAATGTTCGAGAGATTGAGGATCGATACTCGTCGTAGGATCTATGTAATGTGATGAAGGGTATATATTATCTTCTAAATCTGTTACTACATTATTTGCATCAGATAGCTTATCGGCTAAACATACTTTTCCAGATTTCGTACTTATCCACGGTTTAATGCTCACCTTTAATAATTTTGGGTGTCCTTCAACTTTAAAATATTCTCTCGTTCGCGTTTTTCCGTTAGAATCGAACATTTCTCGGTAATAAACAACATATTTTTTCATCATTTCATGAGACAACCCTGGCGGTAATGATTGCGCGTTATGTTTTCTCTCGCGCTTATATTCTCGATTATTAGATGTATTATGTATCATATTATCACATATTTGTACTGACATTATAAATCAATTTAGAATCAATAATATCAATAATATCAATAATATCAATAATATCAATAAATTATTTAAACAAAAAAGTGTTTATTGTATAATCCGAATATTCTAGTACATTATAAACGCAACTACAATCATTCATGGAACAAATAACGCGGAATATTAACATGCTAAATAACCAGCTCATTTTCAAGTTATCACAAATAGGATTTGCGCTTCATAGCGATATATGTTACACGAATCGAGTTAATGTTGGTATTTACAATCAGGTCGAATATGTCGCACAAGTTAAATATGGTGATAAAATATTTATATCGACATCAGAAACAGATGTATCTTTACATGAAATGGTAAAAATTCTTGAATCTAGAGAAATTAAGGTAATATTTTATATCATGCAAGAACCATTAGCCTCATTAGATATGATACAAATGTTACAACCTGTTGCAATTCGTATATTTGTTCAAAATAATATATATGATTTGCCAAATGTGCATGTTATGCCGATTGGAATACGAGACTGTGGAACAATAACTCACGTGCATCAGGGTTTTAGTCATGCGACATTATTAGAAGAAGGGACTAATGCATTAACTTATAAAAGGTCAGTTAACTGCATTTTATGTTTTAGTGTTGGGACTTACGTAGAATATCGACAAGAATGTTATTATTTTTTTAAAAACAAACCATTTATTTACAATTTAAATGACGATAATGATGCAAATGCTAGTAGCAATTTTGAAAATCCATTCTTTTGTGGAGCAATTAAACTGAATGTAGTTTATAGAAAAACACGTGAAAGTCGGTATGCATTATGTCCGAGAGGGTACGGTGTTGATACACATCGTTTTTATGAATGTATTTACCTGGGTTGTGTTCCGATTGTTACCCGTACGAATACGGTTTTTGACCGACTTTACGCGGCGTTTCCGTGTCTTCTTGTGAATGAGTGGTCCGATGTAACTGAAGAACTTCTCGACCGTTCATATCCAGAATGCTGGATAATAATGTGCGAGTTTCATGCGAAATATCCGCGGTTTTTGACCGATTTGGACAGTATTGATGGGTTGTTAAGGAAGTTGTAAAGGTAACTGACGCAGATGCATATTTATCACATATGTATTTGTGCTGTTCTTGGAAGTGGAGCATATTGTTGAGTAGAAATGTTATAATGAATATATTAATAAATACAATAGCATATTCAATTTTATTAGATGAACGACTATTTTATTTATAACATACAGTTTTATATTTATCATATGATAAACATAAAATTAGAATTTAAAATATAGTGTAACGCATACAAACAATTTAATTGCTGTAAGCACTCTTATTCCCCTAAGTTTCCCTAGGGGGAGGACTGTATCTTAAGCTATCTCCGGTTGCTTAAACCATCATCAATAACCCATTTCCGTTCAGTCTCTGACGCCCTACCATAGACTAGCATATCGTCTTTAGGTAGTGAGCATGCGGATTGCCCAATCCTTTTCATTATTACCATACCCAAGTTCATTACTCTTGGCCACTCATTCCTTTCGGATATGAGCTTGGTAGAAAAGGCTCTAAGGGGTTTCCCGAACAACAAGAAATGTCGCATTCCCGACGACAACAAGTCGGAAACACTAGCAGCTAGTCAAATCATCAAAAGTGACGATTGTGAGGACGCAAATGGTTTTCCGCAGTAAGAACTCACATTACTACGGCATGCTGCTTTTAGGCCCTGGTTCACAGCTGATAGTATGATCATCATCATTACTATAACTGTAGCGTTAAGGCCACCCATACCGGACATCACACGCAGAACGTTGTAATTCACGGCATAGACACGCACCTTAGCAGTGTTGGTGCCCTCAACGGTAGCGTTGGAGAGAACAAGCTGCAGGGTAGCGTTATCAATACGAGAGAAGTTGCAAGAGCCGGAAGGCTGGTGCTCCTCGGGCCTCAGAGCGAAGGAATACAGGTTGATTCCGGTGTCTGGGGCACGAGTGTGGTGCTGCCAAGGCTGAACGAGGTCGAAGTAGGTGCCCTCGCGCTCAGAGAAGCGGTCCTGGCCGTTAAGCTGAAGCTTAGCAGTCACGACTGGGTTCTCACCCCAGCAGTGCATGTCGAGGGAAGTCTCGGTGAGCACGAAGGTGCCGGCATCAGAAACACCGGAGGCGACACCGGACATGTTGGAGAAGTGGGGAAGGTTGGACGAAACAGCGTCAGCGGCGTTGCCCCACCAAGTAGTTCCGGTGGTGTAAACGTCGTTGGCACCGGCATCGTTGAAGAGACCGGAGGCATCGATGAAGGAGCCGGTGGTTCCCGCAACAGAGTCCTGGCCGCCAAAGGCGTGGATCGCGTTGGGGAGAGCATCAACGGCATCGGTGTAGTTGAAGGGCTGAGCGCCGAGAAGACGGTTGAGGATAGTGCCCTGCTCAAGAGAAGAGCAGTAGTCAACGTTCTTGTCGGGCTGGACAACCCAGATAAGCTCCTTAACGGGGTGGTTAAAGTTGAGCTTGATCTTGTTGGAAGAAGAACCGACGGACTCATCACCGGTGAACTGAAGCTGCTCGATGAGGTACTCGTGGGGGTTCTGGGCCATACGTCTGCGCTCATCGGTGTCGAGGAACACGTAGTCGACGTAGAGAGAAGCAGCAACGAGGGACTGGTTGTAGGCAGAAACGGTCTTAAAGGCGGCATCACCGGTGACGGCAGCAGAGTTAAGAGTAGAAATAGCAAACAAGCACTCCTCGATGGGGCGGATATCAAGGTTGATCTTAACCTCGTGATACTGAAGAGCGATCAGAGGAAGAGCCAAACCGGGGTTGCGGCAGAACCAGAACTGCAGAGGGACATAAAGGGTAGTCTCGGGGAGAGCGTTACGGGGAGCGCAAACCTGACGAGGGGCGTTAGCATCGCAAGGGCCATCGATGGCGTTGAACAGAGGGTCGGTGATGAAGGTCAACTGAGTGGTGTTGCCGATCATCTTAAAGTAACCGCGCTGCTGCTCGGTAGACATAGTAAGCTGGTTCCAGATATGCATCCAATCACCGTACTGGCGATCGATACGCTGGCCACCGATCTCAACCTCAACCTGAGAAATCAGCTGCTCACCGGGGAAGTCGAGCCAACGGGCATAAACACCCTTGTCAGCGGACTTCTTAAGGTTCTGACCGATCTCGGGCAGGGTAACCTGAAGGTAAGTGCGGTAAGCCAAATCACCATTACGAGAAATGGTGCAAGTCACGCGACGACCGAAGTCGGCCTGGCCGTTAAAAGTCTGCTCGATAGACTCCATAGCGAAGTTCGTGTGACGCTTGTAAGAAACCTTCCAGAAGGTAATCTGAGGGTTACCCGTAAGGTAAACGTCCTGTGCGCCATAGGCGACAAGTTGCATAAGTCCACCACCCATTGTAAATTGCTTGTTATAATATTGCACAAGAAAAAAAATTTAGAAATTAACACATTATACGAAAAATAACCGTTTTCCTAAATATTATCGATCAACCATAAAAGAAGTTTCGAATACGAATTAAATAATTATTACTAAATCTCTTTATAACTCATTTCATAATTATAAATCAATCGCATTTTATATACGATTTTATACAAAACAAAAATCATACATACACACAACAACCACATTTGTAACAATAGACATCGGTATTTCATTCGCGTAATATTGTCTAAAGTTTGTTTTTGTTGTTTTGATAATCGTTGTTTATTTCTTATTTCTTATTCGTAATTTATTCGTTATTTATTATTCATAATTTCTTATTCGTATTTTCTTATTCGTTATTAATAATGTCGTCATTTAAATACAAACCTAACAAAAAGATTGTTCTAGATGAAAAAAGTATAACTACACTTGATAGTAAACATAAAGAAATTCAATCAGGATATCAACATATTCAAGATATTGTAATTCCCGAACTCCAAAAGGAAAAAATGAAACTAAAAAATCGGCTTTCACAAATAAAAAACGTTTTCTGTAATCCAGAGAATAATAATAATAATGCAAGTAATAATAATTCATCTGAAGTCGAATATTGTGGAACTGAAATACCATCAACACTTACACAAACTGTAACAATCGACGAATTAATGGAAATTCGAGATAGGATTAAAGAGATAAATAATACAATAAAGACTCATGAACAAACATATAAAAGCTACTATTTGAACAATAGTGAATACATTTTCGAATATTTTGAGAATAAAAAAACAATCACAACCGGCGGGTCTACCAAAACCAAGTCATTAAATGCATTTTTTAAATTACCTGATGCTAAAAAGGCTGAAGAATTACATATGATTGCCCATAATAATGTACAAAAATACCTTTCGAATATCGATCATAATTATATTGATATTTCTAAATACGTATACCCAACTGATATTTGCCAGTTTTGCTCACAAGGCGAAATGATCCCTGTTGAGAGTGAAGGAATTATGGTTTGTAACCATTGCGCAAAACATGTAATCTTTTTAATCGATAACGAAAAACCGTCGTATAAAGAACCACCAAAAGAAGCATGTTTTTATGCATACAAACGCATTAATCATTTTCGCGAAATTTTGGCGCAATTTCAAGCAAAAGAAACCACGTCTATCCCTGAAAATGTTATTGAAAGTATTAAACAGCAGATAAAAAAAGAGAGGATCGAAATCTCTCAATTCACCGATAAGAAAGCCAAAGAGATTATGAAAAAACTCGGATTTAATAAATATTATGAACACATTCCATTTATTAAAGATAAATTAGGGATTAAACCTCCGGTTATGACTCCCGATCTTGAAGACCGATTATGCAATTTATTTATGGAAATACAAGGACCATATGCGAAATTTTGTCCAGATGACCGAGTTAATTTCCTGAATTATTATTATACTGTTTATAAATTATGCGAATTGTTGGAAGAACGCGAATTTCTCCCCTATTTTCCGATGTTGAAAGATCGCGAAAAACGAATCGAACAAGATCAAATTTGGAAGAAAATATGTATTGAACTGGATTGGGAGTTTATACCTACGCCATAATTCTTACCCATGTTTCTGGATACATATCACACGTATTATGTGAAGCGGCGGGTCCAAACCAAACATTCGGAAAACATATAACTTTTTTCGGAGTTGAATTAAAATACGCACCCCACCAACTAAATGTACTGTTCGCGATAATATTATGATCGCAAATACTCATCATTAGCATTTGCTTCCAATCTTCTATTTCAGTATTCACAAAATGAAAATTTATATCATGTTCACAATATTCATGTTTCAATTCTGCGACATTTTTATACACAGCAGTTTTATCGCATAGTTCATAAAATACTAGAACTGATATTGGCATATTCGATTGTAATGTCGAAATGATATAATTCAACGAATTTTTATAATATTTTAAATTTAATATTGGGTGTATGTGTGGATTATATACACAATCTCCTATTCTAAAATGCATACTTATTAATTGTCTCGATTTTGAATGACTACCGTGTATCTCTGATGCCCACTCTTCTGCAACAGATTCATATTTTATTTTCATTTGTTCTGTATTCAATTGTATAATATTGCAAATATCTTGATATTTGTCTACGAAGTATTTCTCACTCTGAAAATAACCATACAAACGAAGTGGCTTATCCAAATGTCTTGTATTTGTCGGCAATTGTTTATATTCAAATGACTTCTCTTTCCAGATGGGAAGAGCTTGAAATGCCGAATTTGTTTTTTCGTTTACTTCGGTCATGTATGGCTGTAGTGATTTTAATAATGTGCTCCAGTGTGTTTTTCTTTGATGACCTGGATTACCAGGTAAATCAATATACCGCATGAAAAAAAATGTATCATTATTTCGTAACGCAGTTGCAATAGTGGCAAAAATCTGAAACAATTGATTCCCCAATCCACCCATTATATTAACGCTGATCATGTTCTTTCGTTGTTTTGAGTTTGATTCTTGCGATTATTATATTGGAATGTAACATCTTATTTTTATATTATGTATTATTACATTTTTATATTTAATTTAAACATATAAAATGTAATAATACATAATATTCAATAATACATAATAATACATAATTATAATTATAATTATAATTAATGCAGCATGAGAACACAGTTCCAGAGCCACCACCTATATGTAAAATAGGAGATGTGATAAAACACACTATATTTATTAATCTAGATTCGCGTGTTGATCGACGTAACTTGTTTGAGAAACAGATTACGGAATTACATTCATTATATCCGAATGATTATACATTTCAGACTGTACAGAGGTTTTCCGCGATAAAAGATGATCAAAACGGTGCTCTTGGTTGTTCGAAAAGTCATGCAGAGTGCATACGTATTGCAAAAGCAAAAAACTGGGAATATGTATTTATTTGCGAGGACGATGCAGAATTTATACATCCGGAAGTTATGATCCATCAATTGAATTTATTCTTATCGAAATACAAAAACGAATGGGACGTAATATTATTATCCGGAAATAATTATGCACCGTATAAGATTGAAGGTCCAGAGTGTTTTCGGATTGCAAATTGCAACTGTTGCACAAGCTATATCATTCGTCGCGAATACTATGATAAACTTCTTAATAATTTTGAAGACGGCATCGCCTTGTTTACATACAATCCACAAGATAAACCAAAATATGCATGTGATATTTACTGGAAAAAACTTCAAAATATAGATCGATGGTATTTAATTACGCCAATTTGCATTTCACAACGACCTGATTATAGTGATATCGAAAAGCGTTTTGTAAATTACAATAATATGATTTTAAATCTAGTAAAAAAAACAATAAATAAAAAGGGATTGCATACAAAACCGTAACAATAACAACAATCTATGCATCAACTAAATAGTTATCGACAATCCACCACGCAAAATCGCGATCACTTGGATAATGCAAGCCAGCCATAATACGAACATTCGCACACTTCGCCGCCATGTCCATAATTGCCTTGGTTTTGGCGGGAAATTTTCGTGATAATATTCTTGCCAAATAATAGGATTGAAGTGCATGACCTGACGGATATGAAGGTGTATCAGCTGTTTCAGAAATCATTAACCGGCCATTTTCTTTATTAATAATATCCGGCGCAATTTGAGATGGTCTTGCACGGTTATATAACAATTTAAATAAACGCGTTATTGTTACTACCCGAGCGCCAGTCATAATTCTCCCCATTTCGTCAACGGACATTTCATCTGGAGAGATGATTGCTTCAAATGCATAAGCGGGACTAACATCGGTTAATCTAAAAAAAGATGTATCACTTGGCATACGCTTTAAAATATATTCGCGCATAATAATTTCGATTTCTTGTTGACTATCTGGATATGAATGTCCTAAACTAACATTAAGATTAAAGGACGGATACCACCAATAAAATCGTTTTTTTTGAACGATTAAAATGATAATGTAAATAATAATAAATACGATAATGAACCGTTCTCGATCGGGGTCTCGTTCGACAATATTGTGATAATATGAATTTATTTTATTACGTATTTCTGTAACAGCACCACTTTCCTTTTTAGATGATGGATTCCCGAATCCGAATCGATCCTTTATTTCATTTATGAATGTCTGTAGTGGTAAAATAATCATAATCTTTAAAATCTATATATTATAGACATAAACGTTAATATATAGAAATATAATTTGCCACATTATTCATGTGGAATACATGGCTAGAGCTAGCTAGCCGAAAGAGTTATTTACAAATTATACGCGAAGAGGGGTTGGGAAACCGACGAGGTTGGCACCAATACCGAAACCGGCACCGGTTCTAGCAGAAACGGCTAAACTGGGAACATAAGTATCGAGAATGCTAAATGTTGCCGCAGCAGTTAAAGCAATTAACGCGACCTCATCAAAGGAAAGTCCGCGTTTAGGAATGGCGTATGCAGCAATAGCAACCATAACTCCTTCAACCAAATATTTAATGGTTCTCTTGACGAGTTCGCCTAAATCAAAAACACCAGCAGTCATTTGAAATTATTATTATAAATAATAGAAAGAAAATTATTATATTTATTTATGTTCATACATAATAATATTATTGATTGCGTTTAAAACACTTAAAACTACTATTAGTATATATTACATATCTAATCTCGATGTTTCGTTCTGATTCTGAATCTGGAAGCGCTCCTGCAGGAGTTGAGCTTCAAACCGACAAGCATGGAAAAATCAATCCTAAATATGTCGATCTTCTGGAGGAGGATAAGCCTATTGCAGGTCAAAAGTATGCATGTCTTTCATTTGTTTCACCGGAGTCTATTTTGAAGCAGAAGGATCATTTCTTCTTCGAGAAGTTTTTGCATTATTGGGATTATCAAAAGTCGATGGAGAAGTTTATCCAGTTTTTGAATTTTGTGTCCTTTAAGCATCACCTTGAATTTGAAAAGTTGACTGTAGATTTTCAGGAGTTTGCAAAGGAGGAAAAGGATATTCTTCAGAAGTCGAATATTTATGATGAGTATAAGACATTTTTGGATAAGCACGAAGATGAGCTGGATAATGAGTTTGGTGAAAAGCATAGTTTCCAGACATCGGTTCGTGGTCTTAAAGTTCGTGGTGTTTTTGGATCTCAAAAGGAGGCTGAGTTGCGTTGTCAGATGTTGCGGGAGGTAGACCCAAATCACGATGTGTTTGTTGGCCCTGTCGGATTGTGGGTTCCATTTCACCCAGAGGCATACAAAACCGGTCGTGTTGAGTATATGGAGGAGACTTTGAATCAGTTGATGGCGGAGAAGAAGAAGAACGAGGAGCAGGCAAAGAATGAGTTTGAGAAGCGTGTCAAAGAGACGAAGGCGAAGGCGATCGAGGAAAATAAGAAGTTGGCGAAGGAGAGTGGAAATAAGTTGACGCAAATGTTGGCAAGGGACGGTTCTACTTTAGTTGATGTAGTTGACAAGCCGAATGTAAATGATAGTCCTTCATATTCTTCTGATACATTTGGTTGTTCAGATGAGACACCGTCCGTTTCGATGACTGTCGAGGATATTCGCAAAGAACTGTTTGAGAGTGATGATGTAGTGATGGAGAAGTACGGTGATCACGGACTTTCCAAATTGACTGAAATGAAGAAGACATCAGAAACTGATGAGTAAAATAACGATCATTCATGACTATATGATTATATATCATTATATTAGGAATACCCAATTTTAATATAATGCTAGGTGGCGGGATATATTTTTGTTCAAATAAACGGACATTAAACAAATGTATTATTGAGGCGATGCTTCGCCCAGATACAGTTATAAATCCTCTTACATTTAGTTCGATGGCCGGTTTTATTTTTACATTACATCGTCCTGGTGGATTAATCGATGCAAATGGCGATATATTCATTCGAAGTGATAATATCGGTGTAAGCGGTAAAAAAAAGATAAGGGCAGGAAGCGGTGGAGTCGTCGTTTCTACGTTGGTTATTAAAATAGTAATGAAACAGAACGATCCAAATGATGCAGATTTAGACAATCTTGAACTTGTCTTACCAACAGATCCTGGATACGATTCAGATGATCCGGATAATGAAATCGGAAAATCTAGTTTAGAAGCATCTGAAATTACAGTAGAGCAAAAAAATCATAATGAACTGTACCAAACATTTCATCTCGGAGAAAAAATGGTTCCATCACTTGTAGGTGATTTGATTGAGCTTGATGAGCTGGATATCCAAGAGATGATTACCGCAATACAGCAAAAAGCAAATACAGCAAAGCGCGCAAAAGTTATTCGCGTGTTTGAATATTTTGCATCTCAAATTATCGCACATAAAACATCGGTAGTCATGATGTTTATGGAAATGGTAGGTGACGATACCCGTTCAAAATCAACGGGAGATAATACCTATAAAGTGACATCAAGTCTCACAAACGATACACTAACGGTCGCCGCTGCAAGAGGCGCGGGCGCAATACAGTTATTGTGTATGCGAAAGATGAAAAAACAGTTGGTTGATGCGCATGAGGGTAATTGGTTTATTGATGAGGAAAATAAGGATAATGTTCGAGCGATCGATTTTGGACGTGTTGTAGATATAACCGATAAGGATATGATACTTGAAGAAATATGGAAATATAAGAGATCGAGACAATCCGCATTTCGTATGAAAACAGGACAAGGAACATTTCTCTCGAAAATAACAAGTAAAGCATATTTAGAACCTCTCTATGATAGATTCGTGGGGCTATTCACTCAAACGGATAGTTTGCCATTTTTGGTTGAAAATGAACCAAGCTCTAGAAATTCGCGTATCGTCGACCGTTTCGTAGATAGTCATGGATTATCTACCGAATCTAAGTCCAAATTAATGGTTCGCCGAAATATTCATTTTTGTCTTGTATTTGCGTCCCTTATTGATAATGCAATAACGTCCAATAGTTATCCTGATTGGGATCAACCACAGATGATATGGGCGTATGAAGAAATATGGGGTGTCAATATTGTTCCAGATAAAGATAAAAAACAACCTATCCATCATATTCATACACTAGACTTTGATTATGATACATTCAAGGCAAATATGAAAGCGGCGAATATATCATGTCGGCGTGCAAACAAATCATACGACGAAATTGCTCGTTTGATATTGCTTTACAGCGCTGTTCCGGTTGGTTCTGCTGCAAAAATAAATATCACACTTGGTGATGCTATGACGCGTAAGAAAAAAACGGCAGTTGCACGCGGTATTACTGCAACAAATATTGGTGAGTTTGTTTCTTTTCATGATGTGTATCACGCTCATAGTCCTGTCGCGGGTAATAAACCATCAAGAATACGCTGTGCAATTCTTGGTGGATCTAGTAAATATGGCAACAACAGTATGAACTCAAAAACCAGGCGGAATCGTCGAAATCAACTCACCACTTACTCTTTTTCACATTAATCTTCGGTCCTTTACCCTTCGCAGTAGCTGGATCATATGATTTTTCGTCTTCATCGTCAGAACCAAGATTTTTCGATATTTCCCAGAACTCCTTACTTCCCAACTTAAATGGACCATGCTGCTGTGCCTTGTACCAAAATATTTGATCTTGCAATTTGTTTGATTTCGCATTATTATTTATGACAAGACATTCATAATTTTCGGTGCACTGGTCCATTACCTGAGTAAAGCTCTCAAATGTTGGAAACATACCCGCATAATTGTCATAGATTCGCTTACGATTCGCAATATAGGGCTCTCGAAGAATAAAAACATAGTCGATATTTGTGCGGAGATTTGGCGGGATACCAAGAGGATATTGCATCGTGATGACTAACATAATCTTCCAATGACGTCCATTCATGAAGAGTAAGCGCATCATGACGTCTTTTGTCCATTTGTTATCATATAAGCAGTCATCTAATACTACGAATGTTCGCGGATCGATCGACGACTTTTTATAAGCTTCTTGTTCTTTTTTCACTTGTTTAAGAACCGCTTTCTGGCGTTTTAAAATATTTTCAATAATTGCAGTATTATAAGCATCGTGAATGAATAATTTTGGGACGTGTGCCGCAAAAAAACCGTTTCCTGCTTCTGTCCCTGAAATAACCGTCCCAATAGGAATATCTTGGTGATGAAACATAAGATCCTGAACAAGAAAACTTTTACCTGTATCACGACGTCCAATTAAAACAATCACCGGTCCTTTATTTTCGTCAGGTCGAAAACTGATCGCCTTCATATCGAATTTTGCGAGTTCTAAATTCATCGTTAAATATGTAATAGCTTTTCGTACGATTTATCTATTCTAATATTCTGGCTAAACCTTAACGTATAAAATTAGAATATAATAATTTATATGTTATTTAACGAACATAAATAAACGAACGAATATCAAAACCACCCGAAATGTCCGTTTAAATTAGATATAAATATTCTATTTATCATTCATATCTAAGATAATTATTAACTCTTCTATCATTTAGGAAATGTCATCGTCTTCTCCAACAAACAAACAAAATGTGAAATCAGCTGGCATACAATTTCACTATCGAAAGCATAAGCATACACCAGAAAGGGTCGAAGCAGCATTATTATTCGATATTCAAAATTATAATCCGATATATACCCGTTTTTTTGATTTGAATGAATCCAATTTTAATCAATTACAATTGAATCAAACATATTATATACAAAATATTGGCGATAAATTTGATAATAATGCTAATGACAGTTCTGATAAAGCTTCAAAAGGTGAAGTACCTGTACTGTCGCCCAATTATTTAGAAACAACAATCGCCGATGATAATGGAAATTCAAAAAATATTCCTATTTTTGTAAAATATTCACCACTTCTTGACCCAATCCGATATTTATCTGGAAAATATGACGTTACCGATACGCGAACGAATACATTACCTAATTTATTATCCACAGAAAGTAATTGTAATGAGAAGATGTTGGATAAAAATAATGCATCATATGTCGATGGATTTTTTTCATATTTGACCAGTAAAACACTACATGATCATAATAATGTACATGGTATAGACTATTATGGAACTTATTTATGCAGGCAGAGTGAATTTTCTACAAATATTTACGATGATGTTGATTATTTACTTGGTTGTGATTTTTTTAATACACAAGAAGAGAAATTATTTACATTAGATTTTCCATATGATGATAATAGTGATGGAACAGAACCGAGACCGGAAGTTTATAACGAAACCTCTGCCGAAGAGATGAGTATTCAACGCGCATTAAATATTCGCACAAAATTAAAAAAAATGATCGGATTGTCCAGTAATTTCATAGATCATGATAATTACGACGAATCTCTTCACAAAAGTGTAGTAAATTCTATAGAAACTGTCGATATAACGACGTCTATAAATAATTCTGATTCGTTTGATATGCCGCTCGATTCAACAACTCCTCTCGATACTTCAAACAAATATGTAGACGATACCATGTATACCGACACGTCTTCACTTGAAATATTGATCGATATTCCATTTGATCAAGATACCGAAATGAATACGCCCAGCGATAGCGCGGCAACAACCGAAATAGCTTATCCAATCCATTTGAAATCGAAAACTCACAACAGCAGCAATAAAATCTACGCGGGTGAGTTAGAATGTAATGATAATGACGATTCTCGTGATGATTGTAGCGACGATGATTCTGATTCTTCATTATCTCAATCATCAAATACTACTTTTTCCACTAGCGATAATGAAGAAGACGGTAAGATCGATAATAATAACTCTCCTACGTCTTTAAAAAATAACGAGCTTACCGATGGGTCAGATAAAAATGATAACAAAAGTGAAGAGGGAAATGATGACGACGAAAGTGGAGAAGATGACAAAAGTCAAGAACACGGCGAATGCGATGAAAGCGGTGACGAAAGCGGTGACGAAAGCGGTGACGAAAGCGGCGACGACGATGAAAGCTATAATAGCGACGATGAAAAGGTTATTGCAAAAATCAAGAATTTTCCAGTTCAGGCGATTTTACTTGAAAAGTGTGTTTCTACTCTAGATAATATTATGATGAATGACGAGCTTACGAGCGAAGAATGGGTATCTATTTTATTTCAGGTTATTATGACTCTGATAATTTACCAACACATGTTTCATTTTACGCATAACGATCTACACACAAATAATGTTATGTTTATTGAAACCACCGAAGAGTTTATTTATTATCTATATAACGAGCAATATTACAAGGTTCCAACATATGGTCGAATTTTTAAAATAATTGATTTTGGTCGATCGATATATAAATTCCGCGGAGAATTAATGTGCAGCGACAGTTTTAATTTTAAAGGTGACGCTGCAACGCAGTATAATTTTGGTCCATATTTTAACCCTAATAAGCCAGTTGTTGAACCTAATTACAGTTTTGATTTATGTAGATTTGCATGCGCTTTATTCGATTACTTTATTCATGATATTCGTAAAGTAGAAAAAATATGCAAGGAAGATCCAGTAGTCAGTTTAATCGTTAAATGGACAATCGACGACAAGGGGCGAAATGTATTATACAAATCAAGCGGTGAAGAGCGTTATCCTGATTTTAAATTATATAAAATGATTGCGCGTTCGGTTCATAATCACGTTCCTTCTACACAAATTACAGATCCTTTATTTGATCAATACAAAATAACATATAAAAAATATAAAAAACATGCAACTACGGCGGCGAAGTTCTTAAAAGACGGCAAAAACACTCACATTTTTATTAATGTCGATACGTTACCTTGCTATTGCGAGTTATTGTAAGTTTCTTTATGAAACATAACATAATTATCTATCCATTTATTAATATAATATATATATTTATCATAAAGTAAATATGTCAGCTGCGTGTAGAGGAAGAGGCAATTATGATGAAGATCTTCCTGTACCAATTTCGACAAGGTGGGTTTATCCTCATTCAGATACACCCCCACACCCTAACCGATTCGAAATAAATGTTGAACCGAGACATTTAGAAAGAATATATCCTGACGGTTTAAATGTCAATCCAGATATCGGTGTTCAATCAGAATACAGTAATGATGAATGGGTATATAGTGCTCCTATGAATCATGGCGAATATGACGGAATGCTTGCAGTTCGGAACAGACGTAGTCTTCCTCATAGTCCAGTATCTCCAAATCAAATTATAACCGGCCGTAAAAGAATGTTAAAAATATCTCAATTACCTAGTAACTGGGTGGATTATTTATTTCAAACATTATATGGTAAAAACAAAACATTTATAAAACACTTTTTAGATCGAAATGTTGTGAGCGGTCCATATACTGATATATTTACTCCTCGTCTCGATAAACATTTGAGAGAAAAAATTGTAGATAGATTTAAAGAAATACAAAATGCTCGTTCTCTTGATGAGATCGATAGTGAATTTTATGAGGGGTGGCATGATAATATTGATGATGCTTATGATGACTACGAAAATTTGTTTTTAGATACCGATTCTATAAACATCGACGTTAAACGAAACGTTAAATATAATAAAAAAGGTATCATGATAAAACCGGCAAATAAAGCGGAAACACTTCGACATTTAATAGAATATAATAGAGTCCCTCAAGATTTAAGTCCAAGTAAATATTGTTATTCTAATAAAAGAAACCAACGAAGAAGAACTCAACGATTACAGGCAAAAAAACTAAGAAAAAAACAAGAATTATTTGATGCCGAAGATGCTGAAAATGGACCAATATATGATGGAGGGTCTAAAAAAACAAGACAAAACAAGAGACGGCAAACTAACAAAACAAAACATGCCAAAAAATAATAACATGTTCTATCATAATAAATAATACAGCATTTGCACAATTATTTATTATTACATATTTCTTTCCGATATATTACCGATATATTACCGATATATTAGTATAGATCCCTATGCTTTTTGATTCCATTTTTTGCAATAAATTCCAATTGCCGCATCGTATGTCCATATGAACTTCCTGAATGACCAACTTTCATATACAGTCCAATTTGGTCTACAACATTATCACGACTAAACATAAATCCTTCTCCAACAGGAGGACTGTATTTCGAAAGATATTCCCAAACATCAACACCTCTATTCTTTAAAATACTACTTTCAGTTGCATCAATAATCGCCATCATACCATCTCGAATCATATCCGCTTCCCATTCAGATTTCATATAAGACATATCACACTCTAATACTTGAGAACGTGTTTTTGGCAACATTTCAGCGTCATTCATAACTGCGACATGTACATCTGACGTTTCTACAGACCCACCTCCTCTAAGACGCAATACCAAATGCAACGTACTCTCCTTTTGAATATTATAATCCGCTAGTGTTCTTCCATCTTCCAATTGCTTCCCCGCATAAATAAGTCTTTGCTGGTCTGGTGGAATTCCTTCCTTATCTTGAATTTTTGCCTTTATCGACTCAATCGTATCTGACGTCTCCACTTCAAGAGTGATCGTCTTTCCCGTAAGTGTTTTAACAAAAATCTGCATATGATGACTTAATCGAGCGCCTTATAATAATGTATATACTAGATATATATGTATATGTTTTCGTTTTAATACGTTTTTACATGATAAGTTTAAATAATGCTAATCCAACAATAATTCCAAGAGTTAAACTTTCAGAGAAGAAACCTACCAAAGTGGTAATAATCGTAATTAACCATCTTTTATCGAATGCTTGTGGCTTGAAAATACTATTCCAGTCGCCGGTTTTATATACTACAAACGCCATTACACCTACAATTGCAGCAATTGGTATCTCATTTATACCACGAAAAGCAAATAATGATAATAGGATAAATAACACACTAGTAATAACTGATGAAAACTGCGTTTTCGATCCATTAAATAAATTTAATTTGCTTTGACCGACCAAAACACACCCGCCAAATCCACCGGTTAATCCAGATGCAATATTCGCAATACCCTGTACTACACTTTCACGATATGAATCTCCTTTGATATTCAATTCAGATTCTGCATCTTTTACCATGATAAGTGATTCCATTAATCCAGCAAATGCCATCGAAAACGCAAATGGTATCATTTTAATGATATTCGTTGCGTTCAAATCGATCTTTTTGAAATCGGGTAAAGATAATGTCGGTAATGATGGTTTCAACTCGCCCATATCTTTTACATTTGCAATATCGTAATAATTAGAAAACATATATAAAAATGCCGTAATTACAAACATAGAAATCAATCCACCGGGAATATAAACATTTGTACTGCTTTTATCATTTTTACCTATTTCAATAATTCCAAAAAATGCAATAACTGCAGAAATAATAGAAAAAAGAGATGTATTTGCTAATTTTAATCCAGTAAGCCATTTGTCTTCTTTATCTTTAAAATTTTCAAGTTGATTTAATGCGATTAAACCCGCTAATGCAACTAAAAACCCTGACATAACTGGTTTCGGAATATACGTAATATATTTATACAACCCAGTAACCGCAGCGATGATTTGAATCAACCCACCAATAATAACGGTTGGAATGATGTACTCTTTTCCTAAAATCGTATTTACTCCAACTATAGATGTTGCTACTGCTGCGGTTGAACCTGATATCATAGTGGGCATTCCTCCAAATAATGAAGTTATTGCCGAAATTACCATCGTGTTATGAATTCCGGTTGATGGTGTCAAACCTAATATGAACGCAAATGCAATTGATTCAGGTATTAACAACAAGGCAATAGTTAACCCTGACAAAAACTCATTTATCAGTTGTGTTGGTGTATTTGGAATCATATTTACGCGTATTATTATTATTATTATTATTATTATTTAATGTATATAATAGTCATATAATTTAATAATAATATATAATATAAACACAATCACAGTATATTATTATTAGTCGTATAATTCGTAAAATGTCGTTTTTTAGGTCAAGACCCAAGGATTTAACAAAAAATAATAATAACGACCTGAGTGAACATTCTTCTAAATCGGAAGATGTTACGGAAAATGATAACGACCGTGAAAAATTGATAGAGGACGGGATAGATAAAGACGGTCCGTTGGCGGGGGGGTGTGGGGTCGCTGTAGATGAAGAGGAAGAGGTACACGAAGAGAAAGAAAATGAAGTAACGGTAGAATCCGTCGACTCATCAGACGATGATGATCTTGAAGTTACAACAGAGAATACTATTCAAGAATGTGTTGTTCAAAAGGAAAAAAGGACGATTACAATCGAAGGAACTACGTATGATATAACCGATTTTGATCACCCAGGGGGTAATATAATAAATTATGCGTCCGGTAATAACGATGCAACGGATACATTTCGTGAATTTCATTATCGATCGAAGCATGCTAGGCGCGTTTTACAATCTTTACCGCACGTTGAAAATGAGGTAAATAATGATAACAATAACAACGTATCTACAGATGATTCGGAAATAAATGCTGATTTTCGCGAAATGAGAACAACTCTAGTCAACAACGGTTGTTTTGAACCAGATTATATCCATGTGTATTTTAGGTTGATGGAGATTGCATTTTATTTCGGATTAGGTACATTTTTGGCATCATATAATACATATGCGTCTTTGTTTTCATTTATTTTATTCAAAACACGATGTGGTTGGGTTCAACATGAAGCAGGACACACCAGTTTGACTGGTATTAAATCGGTCGATCGGGTTATACAAACGATTACGATGGGATTTGGAGGTGGTGTGAGTTCGTCTGTGTGGAATTCGATGCATAATAAGCATCACGCAACCCCGCAAAAAATTAAGCATGATATTGATTTAGATACGACACCAGCAGTCGCTTTTTTTAAAACAGCTTTTGAGAAAAATACAAATGGTCCAAAATCCGCGAAATACATGAATCGATTATGGACAAGACTTCAAGCATGGTCGTTTCTTCCTCTTGTAAATGGCGTCTTTGTTCATTTGTTTTGGACATATTATCTTCACCCAAGAAAGGTATTGGGACTGGGTATTTCGTCCGCGACACCGAGCTCGCAACAGAGAGTGAACAAATATAAGAAACAACTTATGAATGTAAAATGGCTTGAATTAATTTGTATGACTTTATCACATACGGTGATCCCGGGGATTTTTATGTCATATAGCGGATATTCAATTTTTACTGCATATTTCCTACTAATGATTTGCAATTTCTGGAATTTTATTTATTTATTCGGACATTTCTCTTTGTCGCATACATTCACAGATGTAATCCCAGAAGACAAGCATTTGCTTTGGTTTGAGTATGCGATTCGTCATAGTGTGAATATTTCAACCAAGTCATCTCTTGTAACTTGGGTGATGGGATATCTTAATTTTCAGATCGAGCACCATTTATTTCCGTCGATGCCTCAGTATAAAAATGCGGTAGCTGCGCCATATGTTCGTCGTTTTTGCGAGAAATGGGATAGCGATAAGTATCATTTGAAATACACCGAAATGAGCTATTTTAAGGCATGGAAGATGATGTTTACCAATCTGAATGAAGTTGGAAAACATTATTATGATAATGGCGTTACTATGGTTGATGATAAAAAGAATAACTAACTGTAACACTATTTCTAAAATCCAGGTGTGTCTACAAAAACTGCTGGAGCAGATCCAACAGACGATACGTCATTTTTTGCTAATATCTTAAATTGACTAATAATGTAGAGACCAATTATAGAAGATACACACACAACAATAGTATCACGTATTAACACTTTCATCGGTTTTTGTGATTCGGTTTCAATAAATCGCATCTCTAAAAATTTAATAATAAAATAAATTACTGCAGTAGCTACACCTACTATAAAAAGATTGTTTGGAGAAACTAAATCGTTCATTTATGCTAAATTCCTATACTCTATACATACTCATTCATTAAACAATTCTTATTTTATACGAATAAGAATTGTTTGTTATTTATTTATTAGACATTATCCGGCTTTATTGCTTCCAATACCTTCGGATACGTCTTATACACAATAAATGCAGAAATTCCTAAAAATCCAAAGAACCCTATTATAATAAATATATCGAGAATTCCTATTTTACTAAACCAAGATTCGTCGTCGTCGAATAATAACAAATATGAAATTATAAGTGGTATTGAAACCACTATAATTGCATTTTTTTCCATTACGGTAAATATATGTTGTTATTGATTATGTAATTATCTGATTATGTAATTATGTAATTATATGAAGTTATTATTTCATTATATATTACTACAATACTTCAATACCGTCTAATAATGGTGGTGCATTAATATTCTGCCCCATATTCAGCGAATGTATATCCAACGTATCCAATTGAATATCTCCGCCGATTTGTAGCCTGTCACTCGAATCCTCGTCATCAGCGTCATCATGTGCAGCATATTCATTTATACGTTCACTTGAATCTGTCTCGAATGTTCGAATATCATTATTTCCAAATGAGACTCCGCCAGTATTGTTATTATCACTACCTAAACCCGCATTCGATGTATTGTTACTAAAATGTCCAGAATCAATTTCCGGACGAGGTGCAGCAGCACTTCCATTTAAGTCACCTACGAAATCTAAATGATCAATCGAACCGGAATTCGCACTCTGCGAACTATCTGCATTATTCGACATTTCGCCGTCCTCATCGCTACTTTCGCGATTTCTACGGCGTCTCGTAGAATGATGCGTTCGCCGCCTAGCCGATACATTCGCCGACTCCTCTGAGACAATCGGCTCCTGCTTAATCACCTCTTCATTCTCAGTAATCTCGACTACGTCCTCAATCGCTTCTTCTAAATACATCTTAATCATCTCTTCAACAGGAATATTATCGCGAATTGTATTAAAAATACACTCCTTTACTATCATCTCGAATTCGCGATTATTCCTTTGTACATTCAAAGGGTGGATCCCTTTCTCAAAAATATACACATTCGAATATAACTTCCGCGCACTATTGACATATACCTTATGAATAAAACTCGAGAGATCTGGAATTTTAATGTCGATCTTTTTCTGCTTATTTCCTACACGCATCGCAGTCATACATTTCAAATGAATGATATGTACGCACGTAATTAAATCTTCTAAATATCCACACGTCGATTTATCCTTAATTCGAGATGTTTCTTGCTGAATAATCGTCGGATTCCATTTCGGCACTCTCGAGAGAAAGTTCTGAAACGTCATCAAATATTTATCACTCTCTTTATTTGCAACACATAATTTCATCGATTCATCAAATATAGACTTAAATCCTTCTTGAATCAACGGGGCTAATATATTTACCAACCGAGATGCCCACTCGTTTTTTGATTCATACAACGACGTGACAGAATAATCGTCCATTCACAATAGTTAGAATATGTGCGATTTACATAAATGATATATTTTCTAAACTCCTTTCACAACGAAATACAATAAAATGTAGCAGAAATAATATTAGTAATTTTTCATTTCTAAATTCCTTTCTAACCTTATCAAACATGATCAATAATTCATATTTCTTCATATCTATCATGTTACTATTATGTACAAATTGTATAATATCTAATCCACTATACCCCTGTTCATACAAATCTCTCGACAACCTCGCAATATTACATACAGGTTCAGGATAAAAGTCGTCCGAATCAACCGATGCTTCCGATGAAGCAATAGACTTTTTTATGTAAGATGGGTGGATTATAATCGAATGTTCGAGGGATTTTATTCTATCTTTCGCGATTTTAACTGTATTACAACCATTTTCTATATGATAATAATGAAGATTTCTAGATATTCCGTCTATAATTGGCTCTGGAACATATATGTCGCAGAATCTCGAGAGAATTGGCTTAAGTAAACTATCCTTATTTTCGACTATAATAAAAAATCTTGTTGAATAACTGAATAATTCAATACATCTACGTAACGCAGATTGCGCATCAATCGTCAATTTATCTGCATTTGTCAGTATTACCGATTTAAATATACTTCCGTCCTGCAAATCTATATTCGTTTTTGCGAAGAATTTCAACTCCTCTCTAATAAATCGTATACCTTTACCATGAGCACAATTTGCCTTCATTACATAATTTTTTATGGCATTTTTATTACCACTATAGATAGAGTGAATAAACCTGTTCAGAATATACGTTTTTCCTGAACCATGCAATCCGTAAAAAATAATATTCGGTATCTTTTTGTTTTCAATAAAATAATCTAATTTTTTATGGATATCTTCGTGGATAGAAAGATGCTGTTCGAGAGATTGCATTATTGTTATATTATTATTGAGATGTAATATCAATGATAATATAATGTTTAATTGGTATTTTAATAATTATATTACTACAATCCACGATTTTACAAATTAATTGCCGGCTCGTATGGTGTAACCGAAGATAATGCACCAGGCATATTGCTTTTACCATCATTTACTTGTTCCACACTATCCGTGTAATAATAATTCGTTGTGTAATAATAATTTGTGGGTTTCGCCGCAAGTGTATATTCCGACTCAGTATCATATGCCTGGCCGTTATATTGTCCTAAGTACGCCGTGGCAGCAGGTGTTCCATCTTCATAATAATATGCGTTGTGTTTATTTGTACGTTTATTTGAATTGGGATCATCGGGGTCAATCCAATTTCCGACACTTCGAATGACGTTTCCTGCAGCATCACGAATAGATCCAAACAATCCGCGCTGGTGATGATTTTTATCATCATATTTTGAATTCGGTTGGTCTCCTTGTTGTTGTTGTGCCTGCTGCTGTCCATTTCGTTTATATCTCGAAAAATTACGAGTAACACCTCTACGATAAATATCATTCTCATCTAATGTGCTACTACTTGACGCGTCCGCAAGTTCATCATATTTAGAGCGAGTGGTCGCAAGAAGATTCTTCTCGATTTGTGTTCCGTCCGGTAAATATGTCGCCCATCGAATTACCTTTAAGCAATCTGCATCAATTCTACAGGCGTCTGATCCTGACTGTCCAGGATTATTACACTTCCATGGACATTTTTTCATAAGTAAAATGTTGTTTCCATCTGCAGTTTTAACTAAATTTCCACTTGCATCTGTTTTATACACATTTTGGCAATTTCCTTCATTCGACGAAAGCGTCGACGGCTCAGAACATTTTTTAATGTAACCATCATCTCCATACCGCCACGCCGATCCATCAAACCACGAGTCTGGGTGGCTTGATATTAAACGACCACGCAGCTTGACTGCAATATCATATTCATCTTGTGCTGCCTGTTTTCCACTCGCCGTCGCATTTCTAAGTTTTGTCCACGCGGTTTCATACGCCTTTTGTGCATCTATCGCCCACTGACTTTGACGTTTCACATCTGTAATAAGAACGGACGATGCTGCGGAAGTTACATACGTTGTTCCGTCACTAGAAGTACCTGACGATGACGAAGACGACGTAGCAGCCGCGGCACTTCCGCCAGTTATCGCAGGAAATGTAAATATTCCTCTTTCGATCATCACATCGGTCGAACTTAGTGTCACAATTTGAGCATCGTTTACTTGCGGTTTTGCACTCGCCGGAGTAGTCAACCCACCAAAAGTTAAAGTGATCTGAGTTCCAGCCGGTATCGATGGTGTTGCTGACGGCAAAGATGGCGTAAATGTAATATTGTTTTTCGAAAAATATGATGGAAGAGATGAGCTTAAATTTGCGGCAGAATACTGTAATGTTCCAACTGGAAATGAAATGCTCGCTGGAGTTGTATCTGCACGAGCAGTATCAATACCAATTCCGCCAGCACTCTGTAATAATTCCGGAATTTGCACTACGAATTTATCGCCATTCGTGAACGCATTTGTTAGAGTAAACACTAATTTCATAAATACTCCTGAGCTAACCTTTGGCAAGTCACTCTCATTCGGTGGCGTATACACTTTTACGGTGGGGTTTGTTTTCATTTTTCTACACGATTCAGGATATCTGGAATCTCTCCTATTCGCAGCAATAGCAGGGTGTAATATATCAAGAACAGTTGTAGATCCAGACGTTGATGTTGTTACTGTTATTGTTCCAGTTTGCCCAGTTCCAGCATCGGTCGCCGCACCCAATTTAACGTTATAAACCTTTAATATATAACTACCGGCATTAACGGCTACACCACCACCGATTATGTATTTTAGTCTTGTAGGCGAAGATGTCGGATCAAATGAGATTGCTCCACCGTTCGTTCCTGTATCTATACGAAGTCCTGTATTATCAAATAACTTTGCTGTTAATGTACCCGTATCTGCTGGTAGTAACGGTACAAAATAACCTGCCGGAAAATTCACATATAATTCACCAGGTGGAATTGCAACTACCGCCGGAGGTCCAGCGGAGGCTGCTACTTGGGCGGGTATCGCCTGTGCCGTAGTTAATGAGAACGGAAACCCCATTTCACTAATTATTGTGCCTGTTATCATATTACAATTCGTGTTTTGATTCGAATTGTCGGGAAGAATTAAACTACCAGTAAACCCTTCGATTACACCACTTCCATATCCTTCGGACGGAGCGATCCAACCACCAAAACCACCATTTCTATATGTTCTCGATATCCATACGCTTACCAATAATACTAATAATAATGCAAACAATAAAGTATGTTTATCTTCAAAAAATTTTGATATATTCATAATGAAAATATTGTAAAATACTACTATATGTATTGAAATAAAATATTCTATGAATTTGTTATATAATATATCTATTGAAAATATATAACTTATAGAATATTTTACATTTGGTAACTTCGAAATTAATACGTCTGTAAGCTATGAGTATACGGATTTTGTCTAAATGCATTCAATATATCTGGATTAATTCTCTCGTTTAATTTTCCTTCATCGTAACTTTGCGGCATCGTCATCTTACCGTGAATATCAATACTCGGTATCATCGCCGGCGCATTTGTCGGCGCCATCGTTCGGTGATTCATTCTATCCGCGTCTAATCTATCAATTTGTACATTCGTATTCGAATTGAATAACGACATCGCACCATGGTTGGTGATATTCTTGTACGTTTTATTTACATTATTACGCTGGTTGTATGCAGCATTATACACTTGGCTACCCATATGTGTAACTGCGCCTCCTGGTCCTCCTAAATAGTCCACAGATGTTGTTGCTCGTTCTGTTTCGAACGGTGTGTTTTGCGAAACTAAATACCCGGCTGCCGCTTGTCTTTCGACATTCAAATGATCAAATCCGACAAGACCAACCGTTGTTTCCTTAATTGTTGTCGGCGCCCGATCTGCCGGATTAAACATCGCACCCGCACTTACCGGCATCTTGGCATTCTCATAGGGACGCAAGTTTCCGACTACGTTCTCCTTACGTGATGGTTTTAATATATCAAGCAAAGGCGCAACGACCGCGCGCATCGCACCATGAATACCTCCCATCTCGTTTGGGCGAACTGTTGTTCTGTTATTATGGGTTAACTTATAACTCATACGGCCATAATCTGCCTCTGTTGCCGTGTTTCTCTCGGCAGAGTACGGATTAATCATCGGTTTACCGTCATACACTTCTCTCTTTGGGTCTTCATAATTCTCCGGAGCATACATCGCGGCGGCACCAGTTGTTGCAGTAACACCATAATACTCTGATGTAGTTGTCTGACGATTACTATCTCTATCCATCTCAATCGGACGCAACGTCTCACCCTTCTCTAAACCAGTTGTCGTAAACCAACGATCCGGTGTATTAATGAAATATGTATCCGGAAGATGTTTCTCCATTCGTCCTAAAGTTTCAGCAGTAGGTGCAGTCTGTATGTAATGAGCAGCAGGACCCTGATGTCCTTCCAACGAATATGATAACTTTGGATTTGTTTTTACACGCAACTCATCAACGCTACGATCCATCCATTTCTCTCGCGATTCCATTCCAGAATTAAAACCAAGCGAACCTTGCGTTCCATATCCTTGATCTAAACCCGGTCCAACACGCACCTCTTCCCACGGCTTCACATTCGATATTTTCATACTAGGAAGAACACGTGACTGGTAAAAATCGTTTTGATTCGGCATACCGTTTGGTAAATGAAGGTTGTTGTGTGGTGTAAATAATGGCGCTTGTTCAGACTTTGACACATATTGCGACCCAGTCCCAACCTTATTGTCTAGAACATTTTCATTCATATTCGCACCAGATGAAGCACCGCGAATTTTTGCGCCATAATACGGCGCCATGTTATTATGCTTAAATGTGCTTACATCAATCTTCTCACCCATTAATGATTGAAATCCGTCCTTAGCGTATTTGTCTCCAAATTGTGTACTATTACCATTACCACCAAACTCGAGCGATTCCCCATCGTAGGTTTTTGATGGCGGAGCGAGTGCATTATTATTAGAGTTTGTATTTCCCATATTTCTTAATATGCCTACACCTCCTACTCCTCCGGCAACACCCGCCGACATTTTATCAAAATCCACATTTCTCGCATAATATCTGTCGGTTGGTGTATTTGGATTTGCATAATCATTAACGTTTGATCCCGTTTCTGGACGATTTACCGGATAATTTGTCGTTGGAATTGTAGTATTCGGCAAATAATTTGCCTTTGTTCTTCCCATGTTCGTCAATCCTTCCTGTGTCATCAAGTTTCCATTTTTTTGATTAGATGCGATATATGCAGCACCTAATATTAATGCTCCAACAGCTAATTCAGCCATTTCTATCAGGTTATATTTATTTAACTAAACGATAAGAATTTATTTCTATTATATTAAAAATATATTATATCTCGATCTTCTTTGATAAATATAATATATATACGGAATAAAAACAGTATTACGAAAATAACGCTTCACCGCTAAATTGACGGAAATCACCAACGTCTTCGAGTTTACAATCACCAGTAGAACAATCACCCCTTGTTCCAAAACCATTTACACCTAAACCACGTTCGGTTGTTCGTCTGTCACCCACCATTCCTTCTAATTCAGGATTTCGGTTCGAGGGGTGCACCGCAAAATAGGTATCATCACGCAATTCACCGCTACCAATCCCACTAGTCATACCTTTTAACGATGGCGTATAATGATCCTTCTCTAAAATTCTCGTACTAAGATTGTTATTGAATGGCATAAACACATTCTCTTGCGGATCAAAATGTAACATTTTCCAATTATCTTGTTCCATATCACGCAGTAACCATGCAGGGTGTGTTACTCTCGACTGCTCTACTGCAGAGCCTCCACGCGTCGGACACGTTATAATCTCGTTAGTTCTTGATGCAACTGATGCATCGCTCGATAAATAATAATTTTCGGCAGTATCCTTATTCAAACGCCTCGTCATTCCACGCAACTCTGTTTCGATATCTACTGTATTCGTCATTATATTACCAGCCCACATTTGAGCACGAACATACGGATCCTCCACGTATAATGGTTTATCTCCTGGACCCGGAACGTTCAACACATATCGGCCAACATCTGTTGCTTGCTGTAATTGTTTCTTGATCCTAGCCGGATCGTCACGGAATCTTGTAAAAGACATTTATCTTGTATTATTTTTAGTTTAAATTCGTATGTTCGAGAGATTTGGGATAGACAAATAATATATACTATTATTATTATTATTATTTAATATTTTTAATATTTATTATTTATTATTGTTGTCAATATGAAAATAGCATAAATACAAATTATACTGGTTTATTAATATACGGTTATCTTTGCTGTTTTTATTTTATAATGAAAATTACAGAAGTAACCGACGAGCCGATCTCGACAACAAATAATACAACGATAACATCTAATAAATCAAAGACTGAAATGTCTAAATCTTATACAATTTGCTTAAATATGATTGTTAAAAATGAATCGCATATTATTGAAAAAACACTCAATAATTTATGCAGATATTTTGTGTTTGATGCATATTATATTTCAGATACGGGTTCTACAGATAATACGATGGATATTATTCGTTCATTTTTTGAAAAACGCGGTGTTCCAGGTGAGATAGAACAGGTTAAATGGCGTGATTTCGGTTTCAATAGAACTCTTGCATTACAGATGGCGTATAACCGAACCGATTATCTTCTTATTTTCGATGCAGACGATGCCATACACGGTAATTTTATGATGCCGTCCAAGCTTACACATGATGCATATCAATTAAAGTTGGGCGAATCATTTGTTTACTTGCGAACCCTGATTGTAAACAACCGAAAACGGTGGAAATTTGTCGGTGTTCTACATGAATATATTACGTGCGTCGATAAAGAAGAAAGTTCTGCCTCGATCGACGGTTCTTATTATGTTGAATCGGGTCGCAGCGGGAACAGAAGTAAAGACCCTAATAAATATATAAATGATGCAACCGTTCTAGAAAAGGGGTATCTCGATGAAATGGCTGGTTCAAAAAGAGGTGACGGTAGTGGTGATAAAATGCTTGCCGAGAGATATGCGTTTTATTGTGCACAAAGTTATATGGACGCTGGCGTTGCATATATCGGTAAAGCGATCGAATGGTATACTCGAGTACTTGAGCAAAATAATTGGAGTCAAGAAAAGTACTATAGCGCGTTATCTCTCGGCGGTTTGTATGCTCGCAAGAATGACAAATATAATTCATTAAAATATTACTGTAAAACGATGGAGTATGATGAAGGGCGTATAGAAGGAGTCGCATCTACTATGGAGATATTACGAGCAGACGGAAATCATGTTATGGTAAATGCGCTTTATCATAAATATAAGAATTATAATAAGAATCCGAAAGACAAACTATTCTTGTCGAGAGATAAATACGAGGATATTATCGAATACAATAACTCGATTTCGTCTTTTTATATTTTTGATAAACGAAGTGGTTATGACTGTTGCAAAACGATATTACAGAATAATATTATGGCGCACCATTTTATGACGTCAACATTCTCTAATTTCGTATTTTATCGCGATTTTATTGAGCAAGATACTACGCCCGATTTATTGAGACTATTTTTTGCCGTCGATAACTTATTAGGGGTGGTTGCGGCCAAAACAGATAGTTATTCAGAGAATGATTTTGATATTTGGAATAGATTATTTGATAAAGTTCGACAGTGTTTAACTTCCGCTCCAAAAATACACGAGATCGAAGAAGAATATACACCAGGCACAAAATCCAACGATGACTCTATTAAAACGCCGGTTATTACAAAGTTCAAATTACAACTATCACCTGAATTATATTATTTAAACCAACATACGCATGTATCGCCGGATTCTCCATACTTTGTAACGGTTAAACGAAACAGAACGAAAAATATATCTACTATAATTACATTTACGTCATGTAAACGTTTTGATTTATTTCAGCAAACCGTAAATTCTATTATAAATATGTGGCGTGACGTTACCGCAATCGATTATTGGTTTTGCGTTGATGATAACTCTAGTGAGGAAGATAGAGAGCGCATGAAGTCTTTGTATCCGTGGATTGATTTTTATATGAAAACGCCTTGTGAAAAAGGTCATCGCCCAAGTATGAATATTATCTGGAATAAATTGAATGAGTTAAAGCCGCAATATTGGGTTCACATGGAAGACGATTTTCTTTTTCATACTCCAGACCATTATATTAAAAAACCAATTAAAATGATGTCGGACGCACGGGATCGGGGGCATAACGTTCGTCAAATTCTATATAATCGTAATTTCGGGGAAACAATAAAAGACTATAATATTCAAGGTCATAAAATTCTACGCGATATTCAATACGATGTTGCTCTGCATGTTTGTAAAGCCGGCCAATTTGCATACGGGAATAGTCATTACTGGCCGCATTATAGCTTTCGCCCCTCGCTCATCGATGTAAATGCAATTCTTATTCTCGGTAATTATGATAGTGAAAACCAATTTTTTGAAATGGATTATGCAAATCGTTGGTATTCAAACGGGTTTTTATCTGGATTTTACAATCAAATTACAAATCGTCACATCGGACGATTGACGTCCGAGCGTCATGATAAAACACTCGCAAATGCATATGAATTAAATGATGAAGGGCAATTTGCGTCTAAAACAAATGTGGATTCTATTAAAGATTGTGTTATTGAACCGCCTTTACTCGAAAATACGATCACTACCAGTAAGTTGTATTATTCCAATCAATTATTCGAAGACGGTTTTGGAGCACAATATCAGAGATTTATGTGGACGTGTATATATGCCGAGGATTGTGAAAATGCGACGTTTGTGTATCGCGCACCTAAAAAGATGGCACATAACTACGATAACGATCCCAATTTCTTGAAAAACATGGAAAATATTATGAACATGAATGATAATTATTTGAATTACGACGATATTATTCATAAAAATCAGTCGTTAAACGAAAAAGACAAAACAAAGATAATAATTCCAAATTTTTACGACATTTTTAATTATGTCGAGAGAAATATCGATAAATGCATTAAAAGCGAAAGCATGTCTCGAATTAAAAAGCACTTTTGGGCAAACAAAAATAGAGACAATATTTACAAAAAGCATGAGATATTTAACAAACATAATTACTCAAACGTACTTCATTTAGCTGTTCACATACGTCGCCCTAATATAGATGATACGAAACCAAACAGCGGAGAAGAATATACCGTTGCTTACTATATTAAGTCATTATTGACTATCCACAATAAATATTTGATTAGTAAACCAGACCACGTAATTATGTATCACATATATTCACAGGGGGATATTGCAAACTTTGCAGAATTTGCATGCCACGCGATATTAGGTGAAAATGTTATACTTCATTTAAACGAATCGAACGAAGATACGTATTTTGGAATGGCCGCTGCAGACATATTGGTTACATCGGCAAGTTCATTTAGTTATAGTGCCGCATTCATTTCAGATGCAGATATATTTTATACAGAATTTTGGCATAAACCATGCAGTTGGTGGAATATGCTCGATAAATAATGATACATTATAATAATAGCAGTATATAATATTATAAAATTTTATATAATGCCCAGAATATCTCATCGAGTAAATGACCTCGACCGCGAGAGTGACGATATTTCTATTCTATCTGCGCGAGATAAACAAATCAGCGGATATCGCGATGTTGAAAACGTATCCAAATTTAATATTATTCTCGGAATGATAAAAACGAGACAGAATGTTAAAAATAATAAG